TTTCTGCCATCTTGTCCGCTAACACCTTATCGACAATATCTGCTTCAAAATTCATAACGCATTCTACATTTACGTTATCACGAGCTGCCATCCTTGCATTCGCCTCAGCCACAAGTCGAGCCATAAGTTCTGCGTCCGCAGATTCTTTATCCGCATCCTGCATAATTTGCGCATATTGTTCTTCAGTCAAACCGCTGCCAGCCAAGAAATTGTCGATATACAGTTTTTCAATAATCTTGCATCCATGATCTTTTTGGTTCAAGGTGACCAGTAGCTGGTCGGTAGACTGACGAATTGTGTTGTCAACCATATCTGCAACTTGCTGGTTTGTTAATTTTACTTTTTTATATTCGAATTCCTTTCGGATTTTTCTTTCAATTTTATTATTGCCACCCCATGGCTTCTGCTCTTCTAGTCGCCGTTCAATATCTTCATGCTCCTGAACTCTTGTCGCTACGATAACTTCTTTATTAAATATCATTGATGACAACAAGCCATCACAGACAATTGTATTTAGCTTTGCCATCATTTGTACAGCAAGTTCTAAATCTGCTGGGTCAATCTTTCCAAACCTGCGAGCAAATAGGTTCATAGTTTTTGGCTCAACAACAATTCTATAAACCTTTTGAATGGTACTATACGTTTGCTCTTTTTCAAATTCCTCTCTAAGCTTTGGGTTCAGCTTGCGATAGAAATCTCTCATCCGACCAGTTTGCCAAAGATCCCGTTCAGTTGCCGGAGTTCTACCATCAGATAATGTATAATCTTTTAGTACCTCGGCCTTCAATCGCATGTAAATTAAATTCTGTTTGTCTGTCAAAGGAGTTATGACAGCACGACCATCGACGTAATTAACAAATGCCCTTGTCTCCTCATAATCCAACGCATCGTTTACCTTTAAACCATGCAGGGCACTATCTAGCCATGTTTTTAGTTTGACGCTTCCGACCATTTTTCGAAACGCCTCAGCAACAGCCTCGTCATCCTCTGTCTCAGCATTCCGCCCCCACCATCTGTAATCATGCCCAACCATTCCACATGTCTCCCAGATGTCTTTCTTCTCCCATAGTAGCTTAATGCCGTCACATGGCTGCGACTGACAAAGGGCGTTAAAATGGTAGACGAGCAATTTCTGAATAAGGTCAATAAACTTTCTATTACCACCAACTGGCTTTGCCGGAAGTACTTCGTCCTCTGGCCGTATACTTTTTATAATGATTTGCCGACCAGCCTTCTTTAGAACCACGAATCTGTCCAGCTCTTCCAAGAATGCAGGACGACTATCTCCAGTGATTGGCTTTCCATGACTATCAAGTACGTCCAAATACCTTGCAAGCTCAGAAAAGTTCTTAAAGGTTTGACCATCTGACAACTTGGTAATCATATCTGGTGTAACATCGTAAGTTTTTGCCATGCAGTAATACCTCCTAAAGTTTTTGAATATCAAATCGTATATATAGAATGTGTAATATCAGTTTTGATATTCAAAATTCATAATTTGTTAATATTTAGTTGTACTTTGAATTCTGTAAGGTTTTATCACCCATAACTCATATCACAAAATATCTTTTAATGGTTTACTCGACTTGAAGCTATGGCGCGTAAGCGACATAGATTCAATTTGAGTAAACCTACGAGCGTCCGCAGACGCGAGATCCCTCTCCACGCCCTGTCTGGAAGACTGCTATAAATATCCACCACAACCATCCTCCGGTTAACTCCTTTACAGTATCCTGTGTTTTATAGTTATCTACACTCATTATACCATGAGAATGCCAAAAATTCAATAGCTACATAATACAGGATACGAAAATTCTTAGAACCAATTATAATAATGTATGTTTTCTTGGAGTATTGTTCTCTATGAAGGATATCCAGATGCTCTATATGTTCTGTGTAAGCTGCCAGAGGCTACAATCATGCTCCTTGTAGGTATCTGGAGTCTCTGAGAGTGCTACTTAGATGCCAGATCAATCCATTTATGGCGATAGGGGAGTACAGATTGGCACGAATAGGTACTTTATGCTCCGAAGAATGGTCATTTTCGGTACATTTCGGGTACACATCGGAAAAACCCGCATGAATCCTAGGTTTTTCAGACTTTATTGGGTCAAAAATGGACAAAATAATGGGTAAAAAGGTATAAATAAAAAGAAAAACTAGCAAAAATATAACGAAAATACGTTAAATTCTAGCTAGTTACCGAATGAGCTACCGATTGAAAAATAGCGACTTTAAGCCATTTTTAGGTATTTTGAGTGGAAAAGTGATGGAAAGATGAGTGATTTGTAGGTGTATGTAGGAGAGGGTATAGGGGTGTATTTTGGGATGGTTTTGGCAGGGAAATGTACCCGGGTAGGAACAGGTTAAATAGTTAGATTGAGTTGATAGGGTAGATAGAGGTTGTTGTGATTGAAAGAGAATGGTATTTCTGTGGAAATTGTTGTGCAGAATGTATAGAGAGTAAGAGAAAACGAAATTCATAATTGGTGATTATGAACAAGAAAGATGTACTGGGATCTCGGCCTGCTGCCTGGAATGCCTCAAAAATGAAAAGTATCCCCCATTGGGAAAAGCCGCTTTTGTGCAAAAAGCGGTATTTGCTTTAGTTTGATAAAGTGCCTGTTTTGGTGGTATCTGAGGCAAATTTCTAGGCGGAGAATTTTCCTACTTTTCCAGTATGTTTATAGTACTGATTTTTGCCGGGGATTGAATTTGCAAATTGATTGCATTTTCGTTATGTTCGATATCAAAATGATATCAAATGTTGCACAGGCAACATTTTGTAAAGTATTTTTACTTTACACCAATTATGCTATTCTCTATATCTTGTATTCAATTCACCAAAAACCACAATATCTAGTATCTATCCCTATTGTTCAATAACGTACTATACACAATATCTAGTATTCAACCATTCATTCAAACCACAATATATAGTATTGTCAGGAATCGCTGTACCTATTAGAGTTTTGTGCGCACACACGCACGCCCAGGCGCACGCACGCGCGCGAACACGTTCCCGTGTGTTTCTTAAAATTCTTTAACTATTCGATCACAGACTTGCCAAAATATAATTTTTAACGATATATCGCTATTTTCTAAAAATCTATAATTCTTGCGTGTTTTGTCCATATGTTTACAACAAAAGTATATGTTCAACCATGGTGAAACGTGGTAAAGTATAGCTACCGGAAGGCCGGAAGGCTTGAAGGAACGCACGGTCGGAAGGTGCGGGAAAGTTCCCCGATAAATCGTTTGAAAGCAAGCGGTCATTCCCCGAAAGAAAGGAAGTGCAAAAGCAAATAGTACGGAATGGCGCTCATGCAAAATACCACGCCTAACAGGCGGGAGAGAGGATAGAACGGTTTTAGACGTGTACACACAAAATCATCCCTCTAATCAGTTGGACGGTTGAACAAATGGCACGGCGGGCAAGGCGGTTGGAATCCGTACTTGTTCAAGTGGTTCACCTTGCAAAACAGGCCGGAACCGATTCCAGATTGACAAAATGCGCTGGAAGGATAAAAACAATTCAACCGTTTTGAAAGAATCCAAAACGCAAGTTTTGGCAACGTTTCAAACGCAAGCTATCAGTTTGTTACTTTTAGGCGGTATAATGCAACCTTGCATGGTTGAGAAAACAGAATATTTTTGCAAAGATACGCAATTAGACGGCGCTGGACTTCAAAAGTTTGGCGCTTTTTGTTTGGACTTCAAAAGTTTGGACTTGTCGCAGACAATAGCAAAAATGGACGGTTTTCCGTGACAATTAAATAATAGCAAGCATGGTTGAAGGGCTGTTTTGGCAGACAGAGGGTAAACCATGCTTTACAGCATACATATTTGCCCATCGTGGGCGAACCATAGGCTACAGGCAGAACCTGGAATTTTGTCTGTAGCACTTGGCTTGCTCATAATAGCAAGAAGTCCGTACACACATTATAACACATAAAGGAGAAAAATACTATGTCTACTACTACCATTCTGTCCGCTATCAACTTCAACGCTACCGCAGCCGCAGAGAAGAACCGCACCACCGGTGCAGCCGTTGCCCTTTTCAAGAAGGGCGGCAAGGAAGTCAACACCTCTGAGAAGGCCCTGGGCAGAGACTGCCTGAAGGGTATCACAGCAGAGCAGTACGAGACCTATTGCAAGGCCGTCCGTGCTGTCTATCTGGATGCTGATTTGCTGGCACGCTATGCCGCAGACGCGGACTCTGTTCAGAAGATTAAGACCTTCTACTTCAACGATCTGGCAAACCTTACCACCGCTATCATGGGCGATACCTTCAAAGTCAATGATGTCTTTGCAACCTTCACTGTTGAGCAGTTCATTGAGCAGAGCGTGGGCAAGGTGCGTGCATTCACCGCTACCACAGCAGGCCACGGCTACGACACGGAAGCAGAATCTCAGACTAAGTTTGTCAAGTGGGTCGAAGCATGGTTTAGCGCCAACGCAAGCGGTGTTGCTATGCTCTCTATGGCAGAGCGTGACCGCCGTGCAAGTGTCCGCAAGCTGTCCTCTAAGGTTGTGCGCCTTACTAAGAGTGTTGAGAATGCAGAGGAAGTGCTGTCCTCTGCAAAGAAGGAACTTGATTCTCTCAAGAGCAAGAAGGACACCAACGCAAAAACCCTGGAAAAGAAGATGAAGGCTGTTCAGGGCATGGAAAAGGATTTGGCAGACGTTAAGAAGAGCCTGGAATCTGCTCAGACTAAACTGGCAGACCTTCAGAGCAAGGACTTCACCAACGACTTCAGCGCAGAAGAAACCCTGTAATTAAACCACGCAACCATCGTGAACACGCAAGAGCTCTACATAAATGCTAGGCGATTAGTGGTACTAGGGAAGACGTAACCACTACCAACACGGCGAAAGCCGTAACTATCAATTGAAAGAAGGGAATACTATGCAAAAGTTTCTGTGTAAGAACTACGCAGACCGTCAGATTAAGTTTGACGGTCATTCTGTGCCGTCTGGTGCATACTATGGTCAGACCGCAGAGGGATTGCGCTTTATCGCAGTCGTCAGAGTGAATCAGATCGGCATGGTTTGGCGTTCCGGTAAAGGTTTGGTTCCGTGGGAGAAGTCTTATAATCAGACTGTCGTTGACTTCATTAGAAGTGAACCTATCGGCGTAAATCCTGAGACCGTCCATTTTGATATGACAGTGAAATCAGAGCGCAAGAAGGCTGGACGCTATGCAGCACGTTTTGCTGGAACTGGGTCTGCTAGTGCAAATCGCAAGAGCAAGAAGGCAGCGAAACATACTAAGGCTTTCCGTACTCGCAATGATTCCTTTACGGAAGAGTACAATAATGCCTCTAGCCTGATTTATGGGAAGACTGTCGAGATGAACGGACGACCTCAAAAGGTCTATGGTAAGATTGCAGAGTACATGGACGGCAGCGGTGCTGGAAAAATCCGTGGTGATATGCGTCCTCTTGAGCCTGTTTTTCCTGTACCTTCTGGCAGAAAGGCAAGGTGAATCATGTCAACAACTGTTTTGAGTGGTCAGAACTTGCGCAAGAGTGAAAAATTTGCTATAATTGCATCAAAAGGTGGTGCGACTATGGCAAGCAAGTACGACAACATGAGCAAAGAAGAGCTTGTTGCCGCTATGAAAGCGCGAAATAAATCTTATAAGTGGCAAAAGGCTTGTGTTCTTACTCCGGCAGAGGGTGAAAAGCTGGAAACTGAAATTCTTCCTCTTTATGGATGTATAAACGTGTCTCAGCTTGTTAAAAAAATTGTCAATGGTGAATTGATTATTTCTCCGGCAGAGCCGTCAGAATCCAACTAAGAACCACATAACCCCAACAACAACGTCTTGTGAATTTATCACAAGGCGTTTTCTTTATGCCTTGTTTTGTATAATTATGCAAATAATTTGCAGAATATGTAAAATGAAAACAAAAAAGGAGAACTACTATGATTCTGGATTGTTATATCATCCGTGAGTATTTACCGGACGGCAAACACACTGATCACGGCTACTATGAACGTCAGGAAATGCTGGACGATGCAAAAGAGTTTGCAGAAGCCGGTGCGTGTTTTGAAATCTTCCCGTGTACGGAAGAAGAAATCCACAAGGGCTTGCGTTACTGGCTCTATCAGTGAGTGTACCAGAGAAGGGAGAGCACAATGAAAGAATACGCAATCTTTGTTACCTGTGAAGAGGATAAGAACCCCAATTTTGGTGGTCGTTATATCCTCTACACAGAAGAGGAAGTGAATACCCTGGGTGGTCTGGACGCTGTTCTTGCCAAATTGAAGGCAGAAGGCGAAATCATCACCGGTATTCAGACTGGTGAACAGTGAAAACAAACATATCAGAAAATCACATAAAAGAGGAGATTTAAGTTATGTACAACATTAGCAATAGCTTCACCTATAGCGATCTTTTTCCTGATAAAGCAGCAAAGAAAGTCTTTAATGCTGGTGATTTCACCAACGACGAATTTAGCTTTGCCTTTTTTAACGGCAAGTGGTATTACCGCAAAAATGGAATTAACCGTTGGTTTGAGCTGTAAGTGATAGAACCACACTTTTATGCCGTGAAGTTAGTGGGCACGGGGCAGAAAGATCCCACTACCAACCCAATAGGGTACGCAATAGCGTTGTAAAAAATGAATTTGCAAAGCCTGGTTTATCCTGGCAGAAAGGAAGTCTTGTTATGAAATCGCTTCTCATGTTATTCGGCTATTCTGCTTATCATGCAGAGTGCGTTGCACCTATGATGTGGGCTTTCGTAATTTGTGCCATTGCTATTGGCGTGGCAGAATGGAAAGGGTGGTTGAACTAATGTTTCGTAATGTAAAGAGCTTACGATTCATTGGAACGGATGACTTTCACCGTGAAGTATTTATCGATAAGTTCGGCACAGTATGGAAATATACAGAACCCGGTGAAATGCCGCAAGAACGGCATGACAAACTTTACACTTCATCCAGCAACAGCATGGATGGAGAACCAGAAGAACAGATGGCAGATGATCTTGATTACAAGATTCAAAAGGAGAACTATAATGAACAGAGATGACATTCATATTCTCGAAGTAGGCAATGCTTACACGGCACTGTTTTACAAAAAGAATCACTATCAGCCATACATTGTGGCGTGGCATTTTGACCCGGATTCCTACACATGGGATCAAGGTCATTATTTTTGTGACCTGAAATCCGCAAAGAAATTCTTTGCAGAGCAGGAGCGCAATAATGCAAATTGCAAGTATTGCGAAAAGATGGATTGTCCCCATCGTGATGCATTCAGGCGTTTGCCCCGTGAATATGGTGGTTTGGGGCTTTGCAAGAATTTTGAGTAAAGGAGAATGAAAATGGATATTACCAAATTGGTTGAGTTGCTTCCCAGCAGTGTGGAGTGTGACACGATTGATTTTGTCACTGTTAAGCTGAAAGATGGTAGAATCGCAACTCGTGTACTTCTTGACCGCCTGTTGACGGCAGAGGAGAAGAAGAGCATGAAGAGCAGGCATTTTGTTGGTCTCGATTGCGTTGCATATTATCGCGATGCACCTGAAATCAAGAAATCTTATTTCTATGTTGTGTAAAAGATATGTTTTAAGGAGAGTTTGATATGACCGCAAGAGAATATTGTAAGAGCCATCCTGTAACCGCTTATGATAGCAGCTACGGCAGATGTGGTGGTTTCCAGATTCATGGCGATATCGAATACGGCATTGACGATTACCTTTATGGTATGTCTGGTGCGCTATGTGAAGATGAGAAATATCATAGTTACCATCACTTGAAGATTGTCTATGCACCGTCTGGCAGAGCATACGTCAAGTGTTTCGGTAAACGAATCTATCTTGATGAGTGCATGAGAGTGTAAAGGAGAAACGACAATGAAAAAAGGTCAATGGTTCATGAATGATGAGACCGGTGTTATCACCAATATTCACCGGGAAGCTGTCGAATGGTATCGGCAGGGGGCAAATGTCTCAATCTGGATCAACGGTGTTATTGTTTGCCGTTGGGGTCACTGATAAGAAAAGGAGAGTACAAAAAATGAAACTTACTCAGAATAAGCTGTCCGTTATCCTGGCTACTATTGTGGCTGGTGTTTCCATTTTGGCAAACTGTATGACTGCTAATGCAGCAGGACCTGTGAAAACCGGCCTGAACGATCGTTATGTGCTGGCAGGCCGTGTGGATGAAATTGAGGTGTTTCGCAACGGAATCAAGACAATCCATGTGGTTGATGAGAATGGCGAGGAATGGCTGTATTCTTACGCAAGCATGGAGGAAACACCGGCAGATGATCAGAATGTAACGTTGATTATGAACAGCAATGGAACAGAAATCATCTATGACGATACCATTGAGGACGTTTTGTGGGCACGGCCTGATGAAGTGAATGTAGATTGATGTTCACAAAATGTTCGCAAAAATAAAACGTATCAACGCATTAAAATGTGACGTTAACAAAATCTACATTTTAGTGCTTGACAAAAGCAATGGTATCCTGTATTCTATAGCTAGAAAAGGCAGTCCGTCATAGGCCTTTTATTTTTACCGTATAGCTATATAACACAGGATACGCAAGAAAAGGAGAGTCAACTACTATGGCTATGTACAAAACTAAAAAGGATGCAGCTTACGCATGGGTTCAGGAATTTAATGCGATTCCTCAGAGCGTGATTGAAAAGCTTGCTAAGGTCGATTTGGAAGAGAACGGTGAAGGCGTTATTGAAATCACACCGCCGTCTTTTTGTGATCGTGTCTATATCTTTAGCGGTGATCATTATGGCGAAAACGGTGAAATCCAGAGTTACAACGAAGACGATAACACCTACAAAATTTATCTCGACGGCACTGGCGATGAAGTTGATGTCAGAGAGGATGATTTTGAAGTCGAGCGTGACGACTTTCTTCCGATGTGGGGAACGATGTGGCAGTTCAGTGATTCGTGCGACAACTGGTGGCTTGAGAATCATCTTCAGGAAATGGCAGATTGCGGATTCCGTATCTACGAACAGGAAGATTTTGAGTACGTTTTCGGTATTGATGGCTGTGGCTACGACTTTTTTGAAGCTCATTGGATTCCGCTTTATGAAAAGCGTGGATTTCATTGGGACGATGAGACTGTAAAGGAGATGAAAGAAAATGCGTAAGTACACTCGGAAAGAACTGAAGAATATGGTTGCCCTTGGAATGGCAGAAGATGTTACTCGTGCAAACAATGAGGATTATGAAAAGATTATCAAAAGAGAAGCTTATCTTTCTCAGGTCGGATATTCCTCTGGTGTTTATGGTTGCAATGGAATGTTACTCAAAGGATACAAAACCGGAACATATTATGCCGTTACTTCCAGAACGTCAGCAATTTATATTTTTGGTTAAGAGGTGAAAACTTTGATTATTGATTCCATTCTCGACCGCCGGGACGGAAGGCACTACAGTGCATACGACTTCTACCTTGAAATCAGAAAGTATGAACATCTGGGTGTAGGTACTCACGGTGAAGATATTTCAATCGCTATGGATTATGGCGACAACAGAGATGTGCAGCGTGTTCTGTGTCAGTATATCCAGCGCAATGGATACCCGGCAGACATTGAGGACTACATAAGAAGTCAAGTCTGGGTAGTGTGAGAGGCAGATGCTAGGTGATTAGCGGTACTAGGGCAGACATAACCGCTACCAATGCGAAAGCATAAAAATATTAAAAGGAGTGTTTGACATGAAGAAGTTTAATTCGACCTTAAATAAAGGGTTCAATATGACTTTTGCAAATGGTATTACTGCAAGCGTCCAGTGGGGAGCTGGGAATTATTGCGATAATCATTTTAGCAAAGACTTCTCTTTCTCAAAAGAAGCAAGTTCTAATACAGCAGAAGTGGCCGCATGGAATGAAAGCGGCGAATGGGTTACAAATAAGCTCTACGACACCTGGGATGATGTTGCTGGGTATCTTTCACCAAATGAAGTGTTACAGTTTTTGAATAACTGTGCGAATTACAAAACGGCTTAAAATCATGCTTTTATCGGAGGTAAAAAAATATGTATTGCTTGTCTGCTTACAACAAGGACGACGACGATTATCGAGATCTTTTTTGGACTTCAAAATTAGAAGAGTGCATTGAAATCGGATTGTCTCTTGTTCCTTGTCTCAGAAGAGATATTCTCAAAGATAAAGATGGTGCGTCTTATGATTGGTTTGAAATTTGGGATAATGACGAATTAAGAGTTAAAGTTATTGGTAGATGGAATTGTTAAAGACTTGGTGTGAGGTGTGCAAAATGTATACAGTGAAAGATTTTTATGATGCCTATTGCTGGATGTATGGCGTAACAAAAGAAGAAGCAAAGAGAGTTTTTAGAGAAATTAGTGACGATAGTGTTTACGAACTGATTTACGGTTACAAAAACCAAGTAAATCAGATATTTTACAATGATTGAGGTGATAAATATGACCGAAAAAGATAAGCGTATTTTAAAATATGCGATTGACAATTTGATTGCAAGAGAAAACAACTTGTGCGAAGGATTTTGCAAAAACAATCCCGCACATAGAGCAGAACGTGAGCGTGATCGGGATTTGATTATCTTTGGTATTCGTGATGTTTTGTGTGAAGTTGAGCGTCTTGAAGAACAAGAGAAAGAGATGCTGAAGAAAGTCAAACATGAAGTGGTTCAGTTTTGATTGGAGTGATAGAAAATGGATACTAACATAAACCATCTTAACAGTAGAAAAGAATATATGGAGCTTGTTTGTCACAATTCTGATCCGTTTGATTTTTGGGAAGAAGTGCGAAAATTTCACAAGGAACGTGAGCAGGAGGAAAAAGAACATGACCAACACTGAAAAGAATATCGTTCTCGCAGCTCTTTCTTCTTATCGGCGCAAGCTGATGGATCAGAGCATTAGTTTTCTAAAAGCTGGCAATCACGAGGATGCAAAGCAGTCAACGATGGAAGCGGCCAACGTGAATGCGTTAGTGATTAAGTTTACAAGAGAAAAGGAGTTTGCAATATGACTAATCCCTGCCGTTACTGTGTGGCACCGGAGCGTTATCCTGGTTGCCACGACCATTGCGAAAAGCTGAAAGCTCATCGTGAAAGTGACGAGTATAAGAGATTGTGTGAATACAAAGAAAAGTATTTCAGAAACAATATGCCGAAAAATACGGTAGCAATCTATTATGATATGCGTCGTAAGAAGCATAAAGGTTTACATATGATGGGCTATAAAGGAATGGGTGTTTAATATGGACGAGAATGTTTTCAATAACATAATGAATTTTTTCGATGAATGGGAAGACACGTTAAATCATAGTATCGACACTATCATTAAAATAACAAGTGGGAAACCTGAATTAAACAACTGTAAAGAAATAGTTCTTGATAAAATTACGGCGCAGAAAAAATTTCTCTGGGAGCTAGAAAAATCTTTCTATAATAGATTTCAAAAGAGCAAATGAGGTAATAATATGAGAGAATTTGAAGGCTTTATTTTTCCTAACGGAAGAATTGTAGCGATTCCTGAAGAGGAATATATGGCAGCTATCGAAGCAGGAAAAGAAATTCTTGTGTTTTGTGGTGGATGGGCTGGTGGATACGCTAGAGCGTTTGGTGCAGATAAGGAACAGGATATTTATGAGCCTAATAAAACTTGTTACATGACCTATTCGTATGATGTCATGGATAAGACCTTTACGCCAGAAGATATGAAGCGGTTCGCTAAAGTGATTGTCACAGATGGTATCCGTGTGTACATGAAAACAGGTGAGTCGGCCAGTGATTATTATTCTGGAACATTCTGTGACTGTTGTACGAAAGACAGGCTCGAAGAACATTACCCTGACACTTGTAGCAACGATATCGAACAATACGATTTCAGTGATTGCCAGACAGTTGATTTTGATATGACGGTTCGTATGCTGGGTGCAGATGATAAAGATTATGAAGGTATGGTAAAGATGCTCAAGGGGATTTTGAGGTGATAAAATGTGGGATTTAGTTGAAAATGAATATTCTAAAAAATATGGGATTGGGTGCGCAACCTTTTTTCGTGACAAACAATTAAAAACAGCAATGGTTATGTATAAATATAATGGCCGTAGCGTTATGTTTTGCTATTCCGAGTACGATAATAAGATTCTATCTGACGGTGATAAAGACGAAATTGAGATGACAATCAAAAAGAAACTCAACTTTTGGAAGGATTAACTATGTGGGATTTAATGGGTAACAATTATTCAGAAGTATACGGTATTGGATATGCTTTACTGAATGGAATTTCAGCTGGATTTTATGTGAGTGTCATGTACAAGGATCTTGGAGATGAAATTTACTTCTATTATCTTGATAATGCTCCTTACGGAGAACTCGATGATAATACCAAAAATAAAATTGAAGATATTATCCGTGATGACCTTAACAAGCGTCATATTTTTGGGGAGGACTGATCATGTGGGATCTGAGGGAAGTTCACGCTTGTTTTGATGGTGAAGGCTGGGTTTGGAATGAATCTTTTCATCACAAGAATGTGTTCGTAGGAGAGAATGAAGATCCGAAAGAAATCTTTTGGCAGGAATGTCAGATGTTTTTTCTTCAGGATTATCTAAACAAGTGTGAAATCGTGGATGATGGCGATATTCTGGAACTTCAATTGAAAGGTTCTGGTGAGCCGGTTCTTGCTATGGTGATTGCAGAGTAAAGGAGAATGAGTTATGAAAATTCACCCTAAATATATTGATGTTTTGGAATCGCTGGATTGGCGCGTATGTGACTATACAGGTGATGGCAGAGTTGAAATTGAAAATTATTCTCCAGCAGGAGAGGACTTAATCGTTTGTGTGGAGGTTGAAAATTTTCCTGAATCAGTTTATGAGTATGCCTGTGATTTTGATGCTGATGAGCACGCAGAGATGTGGGTGGGGCATCGTGGTAAAGGCGGTTGTCCTTCTAGTGTCAGAGAACTTATTGACGACGCTGATGCTATTAAAGAAATGTTGAAAGAATTAGCTAATAGACTTATGGAGGTGGAATAAATTATGACTCGTTTTTATCTTAATGCGGGTGCTCTTGGCTGTTGGATGCACCAGAATAAAGCACAACACACTGGTGCTTATGTCGAAGGTGTTTTGGTTGATAGTTTTGTTGTTGAAACAAAGCGTGGTGTTGCAGCTATCTATGAACACGCTCTGAATGAGTGGACCAGTAACTATTATGTTGAGTTCACCGATTATAAGAACGGTTTTAAGAACGGAGAGGTCGATAAGATTTGGTCTGATTGGTACGCTTTTGAAGAAAAGGCTAGTGCATAAGAGGTGAATGTCTATGAATGATGTTGAAAAGATTATCAATGCCTTGAAGGACGAATATTCTTATTGCCAAGATATTGCTTACACTGCACTAAAAGAAAGCGATGAAGAGAGAATGACATGGTATTATGGCAAAGCAAACGGAATTAAAAAGTCTATTGAAATAATCGAAAAAATGAAGAATTACGGAATCATTTTGTAAAAGGGAGATTTTAGATATGAAAAACCTGTATTGCTACGACAATGAAATCATAAAGTGGATCTACGGTGATAATCTGTATTGCTTGCATATCCAGCACGATGATGAAGCAGATAATAATCCTCGTTGGTGGGATGACCATGATTCCACAATGGCCTGTTTCCATTCTCGATACAATCTGGGTGATAAGATTGATGAAAAAACACCGGAAGAGTTTTGGAATGACCTGGTTTACAAGTATTGTTCTGATGAAGAAATTCTGGATGCACTTCTAAATATGAAGTTGGAAGATACTTGTGTTGTTGTCGATGAAAATTATATCGATGAAAAACGCTATGCAATCTGTGATATTGGAATTCTATCTGATAAAAAAGTTTCGGAAAATCCGATGTGTGTTGGATTGAAATATAACGAAATCATTACATATGTTCGTGGAGATTTTTCTATTAAAGATTGTCAGATCCTTCTCGAAAAACATATTGCATGGCTTCCACTCTGGTTACATGACCACTCTGGCTTGTCTATGGATTGCGACACACGGTTTAGAGGTTCATGGGACGATAGCAATGTTGGCTGGATTGTAATCGCTATTACAGATGGTTCTGATGAGACCAAAAACGAAGCGGAACGAATCATGCGTGATGAAGTTGAGATTTACAGCGATTATCTTTCTGGTGAAAACTACGGCTATACACTTTATCGAGAAGAACACGGAGAGTGGAAAGAAATCGATAGGGCATTTGGATTTATCGGTACTGATGTGTTTGAAAATGGTATTGCATACAGCGCTGGATGTGGTCTCGAAACAGCATTAAAGGAAGATCGGTGTAATATCGGTGAAGCAGAGAAAGTTGTTACTGTTACTTATAACTTTGATAACATTTAAGGAGGCATGGATCATGAAGAAACTTACAGCGGAAGAGTTTGCCGAAAAGGTTATGGAGAACGGCACTGAAATTGATTACAGTGAATGTTCTTCTAAGGATCGCGGTTGCGAGGTCTGGGAAATCTATGCGCATATCAATGAAAATGGCGAAGTAGTCCATGGAAATGGAATCGGAATCGAAAGTATCTGGACGTACCTAGAACTTGAAAATGAAGAACAGAGCAAGGCGTTTATGAACGGTGAGCTGGATGATATGGAAAAGAAAGTTATTATTGATGATCTTTACCCTGAATATCTTAAAATTTTGGAAAACCTATAATAATTTTATTTTATGAGAGGAAATGGATAAAAATATGATGGAAAAAATTAAACTTCTGAAGCGTGAGCTTTTTATGGATGGATTTGATACAATTGAAAACTTTGTTGGTTATAAACTGAATGAAGACGAGGATGATGATGTTATTGAACGCCGAGTGGATATTGCAATCGATTCGATGTCGGAAGATGAGTTGAATATTTGGTTTGTAAAGTATAATATCGTTTAAATTTTCGGATGAAAATATTCTCAATGAGGTGTAAAAGCATGAAGATGAATATTGACATTGATATTGAACGTGTTGGAAAGGGTTTATTTAACGTCTATATCAGCGATAATGGAAATTCTGGTGCGGAATACAAAAATGTAAATTGTGATCAGATCGGTGAGTATGTAGCAGATTTGATTGATTGTCTGGAAGAAAGTTATGAGGTTTAAAGTATGAGTTACAACGGTGGGCCTTGTTGGTCATGCATTGAGAAGTCTTGTAAGAACTGTCCATGTGCTGTCGCAGAGTCTTTTGATAGCACATATCTTACTGCACAATGGATGTTAAAACTAAGAGAAAATAAAGATGATTGTGACAAATTTGTTGAACGTCTTTGGAAGGAGAACACTGATTTTGCATGGGTTGAAAACGAACGTGGAGAATTAGTTCTTGATCAGAAGTGGAGAGGCTTTCCCGTTGACAATTTCACACAGGATGAATGGTTTCATTGGGTAGATGAGTTCCATAGTAAAGGCGTTGGCTGGATTTACGAGAATGTGAGTGTGTAAAAGGAAGAATATTATGTGGTGCGTTATTGAGTGTAGTTGTGATGGTGAAATTTTTGAGCCTGATTTTTTCGATAGCAAAGAAGAAGCAGCAGAATTTATTAAGGATGATGCAACTGAATGCTATAGAAATATTTGTGATCTGCCAGAAGCAAATATTAATATTAGAAATGATGGCCTATCTGCTTCTGTAAATACAGATGAATACAGCTGGGTTTGGAAAGCGTTTGATATTTCTGACAAACTGATGTAAAAGGAGAGTTTTATTATGGAATATGACACTCAAGCGATGGCCGAGGTCCTTTGTAAAACAGCAGACGTTGAATATAGCTCTGATTTGGAAAAATTGCTGTACCATTTAGATGTTCAAGCACAGAATCCTTACAATGCTGATTTTCGTCGTAATGGTCTTGCTATCATTGCTAAAGCGTGCGAGGAGCTGAGAGAAAAATAATGTATTACCATCTTGAATACTCTGTCAGATACTTTATGTACGGTGATACATATAGAGGGCATGAAGTCTATCCCACAAAAGAGCTACGTGATGCAGAACTTGACTGGATGAAAACGTGTTACAGCAAGCCGACAAAGCTTATCTATACAACATATGAAACCGAAACGCTTGGTGAAGATAAGATAATAATATAAAGGAGAAAGACGAATGATTAACGTTAATGAACATGATTTCAAAATCAAAATTCATAATGGTTGGTTGATTGCCACGGGGTCGGCAGACAAAGAATGCTATCCGGGTATGCTGATTTTTTACTCTAAAGACGGAAAGACATTTTCGTGGAACGATTTAATTATGGTTATTGAGCAAGATGCAGTAAATGATAAGATTCAAACCGACCTGTATAAGAAAGGCTGCGAAGATTGTTGTCATGTTTTTGATTACGAGGATGGAGAATTGAGGGAGTGAATGTTATGATGAAAAGTTTCTTCAATAAAAATTTCTTTAAATTTAAAACAAAGTCTGGGTACATTGTTATTTTGACTTCAATGGATAAAAATGGGCACATGACTGCATTTGCATTTAACTCAGTCGATGGAAAAACCTTTCATCCGTGGGATTTGATTAAGGTTTTTGATAACGAGGACGAACGTATGGCAGATTTTAATTATGACGACATGAGGTGAGAGTTATGACTACACATGAAATTGCAAGAGATTTTATTCGCAAGATGAACCCATGTAGATGGAATGGACGTGGATACAAACCGGATACATTTAATGATAAAGATCAGATTAAATATCATGTAGATGGTCACTCCGAAATTGATGTGGATGTTTATTATGAATATGATGCTGGCGATAATAGTTGGTGGCATTTTTGTGATGCACGTGATAATGCTTCTGGCGATAAAATTCTTGGTGTGTGTAATCCTAATGTTTGGTCTATTGATGCAATTGAAGAATCTGTTAAATATTTATTTAGCAAAATGAATATTGAAATTAAATAAAATCGAGGTTTTAGAAAAATGGAACGAACTATGAATGATAAACTTATGGAAGCAGCACAGGTTCTTATTGAAAATGGAATGAGTGCAGATGATGCGTATGTTGCTTTAAAGGCACAGTGCTATATCCTTTTGGACATTGAAATCGACGATTATCTCACAGATGAAGATTATGAAGAACTCGAAGAATACGAGCAACAATTGAATAAAAAGGGAATGTGACTATGATTACGGTTGTTTATGACGATACGATGTGTAATGGTCCTTACCGTGTAGAATATAAAACAATGGAAGATGCGGTAGAGTCTGTTAATAATGATTTTGAAAGTCTGATGAAAGAACTGCGAGATGAAGGCTATGAACCTGAATGGATTCGTGACGGCCATCATATGCTTGAGGTTTATGTTCCGAATACGTCTATTAACGCATGGTGGGATTTTGAGTAAGGAGAATTAAAATGAATACTAACGAAATCAAAATGTTTGAGCAGAAGATGATTGACAGCGCATTTATTGACGCTGTTGATTATGATCCGAAGGTTGCTGCACGAGCTGTTGGAGCACGTAGTATGAAAATGAATGGTGTGAGCTCCTTTAATGAATACATTAGCTACTTACAAACAATTACAGGCAATGCAAAGTTGTTCTGGAAGTATCAGTTTTGAGGTGACGATTATGAGTGAATTTGAAAATCATGTTTTTGATGTTTGGAATCGCTTTGTAAGAAATATGCCTTGCTGTCCAGAAGATGGTTGTGATCGTTGGTGTGATGGTGAGAATATTCTATGCAAAACATATGAAGATGCACAGAAAGTCGCTGATTATATTGATGAAAAGGCTGGACGAGCAATATCTGCTACCGGTTTTTATGATCCAGAAGAAGATAAGAGAATGGGATGTGTAGATAAGTATACTGGATGGTATTATGTCACAATCTGATAAAACAGTTCTTCTATGAAAAATCAGTAACAAAATAACAACGTATATACGTTATTAAATGAATGAAAAAGGAGTAAAACAAAATGGCTACTAACAATCCTATGACCGTTATAACCTCTAAGCCCTTTGGTGCACTGAATGTGGATGTGTACCAGAATGATAAACATCAGTATTATATGACCCGTGAACAGATTGGGCGAGCACTGGAATGTAAAGAACCTCGGAAATATATTGCAAAGATTCATGAGCGTAATGCAGACCGTCTTGACTCCTTATCAACTGTCGTCAATTTGACGACAGTTGAAGGTGGAATCACGAAAGAGCGTGAAATTATTTGTTACAGTTTGCGTGGTGTTATGGAAATCTGTCGTCTGTCTCGTCAGCCGAAGGCAGATGCGTTTATGGATTTCTGCTGGGATATTATGGAATCTCTGATGCGTGGTGATTCTGTTCTGGCTACTCCTAAAATGGATGCTGCATTGAGCAAGGAGTTTATTGATGTAAGACTTCACGCTCTGTTTGATAGTATGAAGAATCTTCAGAGTGAACTCGATTCCACCCGTAAAGATCTTAGTGAACAGATTGAGGAAGCTCGTGCTACTAGCAATGAAGCACTGAATGTGATTAGTAGCGTATCTCAGTGTGTCCATCAGATTAAGGACAAGCAGATGGATGATGCGATTCGTTCTACTAGAAACTTTACTCCTCGTAAGGATGTGGTGAGTGACTGGCGTAAGAAGATGTATGAACGTATCAATGTGATTGCGGAAATCAATGAGATGAAGGTTCAAGATGTGTTTCGTGATGTTTACGAATACATGAATAGTGTTTATACCTTCGTTATCGAGGAAGAGCGTAAAAAGTATTGCGCAAGAACTGGTCGTACTGGTTACATTCCTACGATTGATGTGGTCGAAGCAAGCACAATGTATAAGTCTATCTTTGGTGCTCTGGTTGAGGATCTGTATACCGAAGCGATCAATAAGAAGAAGGAAGAAGCTACTGAACGGAAAGCTTTGCCTGAAGCGAAAACTATTGAAGCAGCTCCTGAAGTGGCTGTCTGTGATGCTCCTGTGATTGAGGTGGAAGTTAATGAAGTTAAGTCTGAGCCGGTTGCGGAAGAAAAGCCCAAGAAACAGAGCGAAACGGCGAAGATTCTTATCCCGATTCTGTTACCTTTGGCAGAAAAGCTTAATGATAAGCCGCAATACAAGCACACTTACACTCTGATTTACGAACATATTGGTTATAAGAAGATGAATAATCTGTTTATTGCTTATGAAAAAGCTCACGGTAAAGCACCGAATCCGAAGACTAAGGTGTTTATTGAAAACGAAAAGAACCTCGCGTTGTTTAAGAAAGCCGTAAAGCAGCTGATGAAGGGGCAATTTGAAAAGAATTGAGGTACATAAAAATGAAGGTTTATGTTTTGCACGAATGTATTGATTCTAGTGATTTTTACGCAGAAGATAATGTGATTATGGTCACAAAGGATAGAATCAAAGCAATTGATAAAATGGTATTCCTGTTTAATGAAAGCAAGAATGATTTACAACCGGTGAGTGATGATGAAACATGGTGCGAAGCTGCGGAAGCATCTGTTGTTTGTAGTGGTGAAAATTATTATCGTCACCACTGGAAGATTGATGAATTTGAGGTATAAGAACATGATGAAATATGGAAATATAACATGCAAACGATGTGGTGTCACGTGGTATGGGCCAAAGTGTGGAAAGCTTTATTGCGATAATTGCAGAAAGATTGTGGATAGAGAAAAGGATATTAGATGTAAAAATAAAAAGAAACATAAGCCGACATTTATTGAAATTGCAAAAATGGCAGATGCAGAAGGACTGTCCTATGGAAAGTATTGTTTAAAATATGGAATCTAAAGGAGACGCAAATATGAACGCAGTACCTGAAAAGAACGAAAATAACGCAGTTGAGTTTAATCCGCCAAAGGTTGATCCTGCTCCCAAAGTGAAACATAACCAGGCGAAGAACTATAATATCAAACGCAAGGAAGCTTGTAATGGAACGGTGCAGCCTATTAAAGATGTAGAGGATATTAAACGAATTTCGGAATATTTTTGGAATCGTGGGATGTACCGTGATTGGTGTTTGTTTAATGTTGGTGTATGTACTGGTTTTCGTGCAAGCGATTTGCTTCGTTTTAAGGTTTCAGATGTTACAACGCAGAGGGTAAATGGAAAGTTGCAAGTAAATGCAAATGCAAAAATACGAATGAAGGAAAAAAAGACTGGAAAATACCGTATTGTTTTTCTTCCAGAATCTGCTTTGGAAGTGATTTCTACTTATATCAATAAAGTTAAGCTCCATTATGACGATTGGCTTTTCCCGTCATGTAAAGGCAGCTCTCGCAATTCACTGAGGAGCACAGGTGGGACATCAATTAGTAAAAAGACTGGAATTATGTATACACACGAGGCAAATCCAAAGGTAGCCGGGGAGCCGCTTGATGTGGATAGTTTTGGACGAATTATGAAAAAGGTTCAAAAGGATATGGCTCTTCCATATAATCTTGGAACACATAGTTGCCGTAAGACATTCGGCTATCAGTTTATGGTACAGCACCGTGATGATGTTATGGCTCTGGCCTGGCTTCAGCACGCTTTGAATCATAGTAGTCAGGCAATCACTCTTCATTATATTGGTCTTGATTCAGAAGTGGATGAGAGATATTACTCTGGAATCAATTATGGTGTGAATACTCATAGTGAGAATTCTTGAGGTGTATGATGGCTGATACTTATATTAAAATCTGGGATACTTACGAGAGCTACTTTGAACCACTTAGTGCTGCTGAGGTGGGGCGTTTGGTACTGGCGATGATGAAATATAAATCGTCTGGAACGGAGCCTGAACTCAACGGAAATGAGCGGTATGTGTGGCCTGCTATAAAGAGAGATTTAATTAAAGATGCTGAATACATCGAAGGTAAGCGTATTTCTGGAAAAGCTGGTGGCGAAAGCAAACGCAAGCAAAGCGAAGCAAACGAAAGCAAAAGCAAGCTAGAAAAAGAAAAAGAGAAAGAAAAAGATAAGATATCGTCTTCGTCTTGTGATGGGACGACAACGACGAAACCTATCGAGGATGTTTTCCGAGAGAATATCGGGAAGCTTGGTGCTACTGGTCAAAAAGCTTTGGCAGAATATGTTGAACGCATGGGCGATGAACTTGTACTTGCTGTGATTGGAAAATGTTCTGATCTCGGTGGTAGCACATGGGCTTATGTACGAAAAGCTTTGGATGAAGCGGAATCTCTTGGCTGCAAGACTGCTGATGATTACCGCCGGGTTTGTCCGATAGGGAGTGGCCGTAATACAAGAGTGGATAGGCAAGTTCCTAGCGGAAACGACTGGTTAAAAAATGCAACAAAACGTCGTCCATTGGTAAAAAGAGAGTTAGAAACGGCGTAAATGGAGGTTTAAAATGGGACTTTTATTTGGTTTGGGTTTGCTTGGTGCAGCGTTTGGTATTGATGCAGTGAAGCAAGCACCGTTTGATAGGGCGTATCGCCGTCTGGAAAATGAGTGGGGAACTTGCACATCAGAAGAGAGTAGACGGTGCGATGCTCTGAAATATGCCGTGCAGAACGGCTTGTGTTTCGAGGATGAGAAAAAGCCTGTGATTGAGTGGCAGAAGTTGAGAGATCTTCAGTGGAAGTATCAACTGGCTGGTATCTCTTGGCCGAGAGAATCTGCGATTCGAGATGTGTGCCGTCTGGCAGCTCGTGACCGTGGATTTGAGTACAAAGGATATCTTCGTAATACATTGACGTTTGGCTATATCACTGATCCGAAAAACATTTGCAAGCTTGGTATTGTAGATTGAGAGGAGACTTGAAAATGAATAACACTCGTAGAAAAGCTATTAAGCAGACCATCGACCGTTTTGATTCCATCCGTAAGAAGCTAGAAGAGCTTGTGTCGGAGATCGAAAGTGTAAAATCAGACGTTGAGGATATTCAGTGGGAAGAAGAAGAGTATCGTGATAACATGCCGGAGAATCTGCAGGGAAGTGAGCGGTATGATAGAGCAGATGATGCTTGCACGAATCTGTCTGATGCTGTGGATACTCTGGATGATATGATTGGTGCTCTGGATCTTGATTTTTGTGACGTGACCACCTCTCTGGAGGAAGCAATGGAATGACTTTTATTTCAAATCCGTTGAAAAGAAGTGCTTGGGCTGTATTTTTGTACAGAGGTAAGCGAGTTGCTTCGTATATTTTACGAGAAAGCAAATTAGGAGATAGGGAGCTAATGGTAGAACGGCTGGCACGAATGTACATGACGGAGCCAGAAAACATTGTTGTAGATATTGAGTTTAGAGATTGAGGTGATAAAGAATGACTGCATTTATGATGTTTGTTTTGAATGTAGTACTGATAATAACAGTGAATAATAATCCGTTTGTGTTTTGATGAAAAAGGAGATTGGTCTTATGAAAAAGTATGAAGTAGTTTGGACGGAACTTGAAGATGGGAGTCTTAGATGTAATGCGAACAACGATGGCTTTAGCGGAATGGAAATTTTATGTCTCCTTGAATTAAAAAGAGATGATGTGAAGGCACAGATGTATAACGATACGAAGTTTACGAGAACTGTTCTTGACATGAATGGTATTCGAGAGAAAATTACCAATAAAACCTAAATTCTGTGGAGGGAAAACAAAATGATTATTACTATGTATCGAAGAAAATGGAAATTCTCGGTGATGAGCGCAGAAGACGCAGAAGACTTTATCCGACAGCCACATTTTGAACGGATTCGGTTTATCTCGATCACTGAAGCTAATGGCCATCATATTGATTTCCATAAGTGTGAGGGCAATATTACTTTTCTACCGCTGAAGTTTGATGATTGCACTACTGATTTAGAAGGCACCTGTATCACTGATATTCAAGCTAAGAATATTGTGAATTTTGTTCTCGATAACCATGAAGAAGATAAGACGGATTGGTTCTGTGTGAATTGTGGTGCTGGCGTATCAAGATCCGCAGCCGTGTGCGCTGCCGTTATGAGAATTCTGTGTAATGATGATATGCCGGTATTTACAAACAGCTACTTCTGCCCGAATATGACGGTGTACAGAGAGGTACTGAATGCTTGGGTTAACCGTCTGTCTGATGAAAATGAAAGTGTTTCGACTGAGATATGGAATACTGTAAATAAAGATATGGTAGAGGAGTAAAACATGAAATACACAAAGCGTGAAATCATTAGCGCATATCGAATTCTCACGAAGAATATTCAACAGAATGATCTCGGCTGGCGTGGAAAAATGATTTTAAGTGATGTACTTGATGACTATTTCAGCCGTATTGAGGGTGAAATAGTTGTTGTAGATCCAAAGTGTGGAAGTTTTCGTTGTCCAAAATGCAATACGGTAATTACAAGTAGGTATGATCACTATTGCAGAGATTGTGGTCAGAAGTTTGATTGGAGAGAAACAAGATGAAGATTGATTTGACTCTCAATGAAGCACGAGTTATCCAAGATGCGCTTGATGCGACGAGCCTGTACTGTTCTGGATGCTACATGGGTTACAAGAGTGGTGATGAGGATTTGTGTTTCAAACTTGATAAGGATGGGAATTATCGCTGTAAGCTGATGCGAGAAATTGATTCCATCAATGGCAAGATTGAGGATGCAATGGACAAGGGTGATAAAATCCGGGTTCTTGTGGATATTTAACAAAATGATGTGTAGACCGATGATATAACTATTGATGACGTAGGATTATTAGTAAAATTTTGGAAAATAAAATTGTTGGATTGAAAATTACATTCATGTGGTGTATGATTTAAGCAACCTCAGCACAAGATGTTTAAGCTAAAAGAAATGTGAGGTTAATATAATGTGGATTATGATAATATCGTTTATTGCATTTTACTTTGTACTGCTTGTTCCTTTTGGGATTTTTGTAATGGGACTACTGAAAGTGACGTCTATTGCTGATGATCAGAGTGAGCGGCTGGAAATGGAACAGGGAAGGGATGGTCAAAATGTATGATTTGAAATCGTGCCCATGTTGTGGTGGTCCAGCAACGCTTTTTAAATTGAGAGCGCAAGTCATATGTGATTATTGTGGACTGAGAACAAAAGCGTATTATGATAATCTTGTTAATTGTGGAATGCCAGATAATAATATGCTTTTGGATGCAGTAAATGCTTGGAATAAACGAGTTGATAAAAGTTAAGTTCTAGGAGTGTATATGTGGATTAAAGTTGTTGATGAACCAATTCCAACTTATGGAATGAATGGTAAATCGTTTATGCTTAATCTTTATTACAAGGACTACTTCGGGCATACTCTTGAAAGAAGTAGTGATCTTGTGATTGCAATTTGGGATAGTGTCTGCGAATGCTTTCGTGAGGTCGGAACAAAGAAAGAAATTAACGACGATGATATTTCCGAGTGGTGGAAAGACATCTGATAAAAGCTGAGATAAAAAAAGAGGTGAAATGCCATGGGAAGAATTATTGACGCAGATGCCTTTTATCAACAAGAATGGATTCGCTGTGGGATGTATGAACCAATGATTGGCGTTGATAAAGTGGATTCTAACAAGGAGACATTATACAGAACCTTGCGAAGCCGATTAAATAAAGTCCCAGAGGTGGATGCAATCAAAGTTGTTCGCTGCAAGGATTGCGACCTTTGGAATACATGGGATAAGCAAGGAGAATCATGCAGCTGTGCTCATTTTACTCTTGATAATTCCAATGCTGTATATACCAAGCCAGAGGATTTTTGTAGTTATGCAGAAAAACGATAAAAAGATGAGATTTAGGAGGAATATGCAATGTTTTGTACTGAAAAATCATGTGAGACTTGTGCAGATTGGAGCCGCGTTCATAACAAGTGTATGGATTCCTTTCATCCAAATGTGAACACTGAAACAAAAGGCGATGGAGAGTGTCCTTACTATGAGCGAAGGAGAGAGGCAGTTTGCAATATTGCTTTTCCAAAATCGACGAGAGAAGAATATTGATAGAAGTTGAAAACAAGGATGGATTTGCTATGACTTACGGAGAAATGAACAACTATATCGCCCATGTTAGTGATAATGATTTGGTTGCGTTGTGCAAGAGCGTTTACGAGTTCAAGAATGGAAATGGAGTGTTGGAGCCAACTTCAACGCTCAAAATTCTTGCAGAAAACCTACAGTTTTCTGATGTGAGAGCGTTGGAATACACCATTACAGAAGAAGCGCATAAACGATACGAGCAGATTGTTTTACTTCTTATGAAAGATGCTCCGGCGCATTATTTGAAATGATGAGATTTAAGGAGAATCATAATGGGTAAGTATGTGAAGCGAGAAGATGTCTTGAAAAAGTTGAAAGATGTATCGAAATTGGCAGACGGAAAGTCTGGCAGAGCGGTGATTGCGTTACTTAGATCATCTTTGGAGGGCATTCCGTACATTGTGATTGAAGAAGAAATTAAGCACAACAATAGAACTAAGATTTAAGGAGGAAATATATCATGAAAAAGTTTGTTGCTCTTTTTGAAGGTTGGAATGATAAGCATGACCATGAGTGTATGTGCTATGTTGTTGATGTAGATGATGACTTTGAAAGTATTTTGAGTGTTGAAGAACAGGCAGAGAGAATGGCTCGAAATGAATATCCTAATCTGAAAAATTTTGAAACGCTTTACATCAAAGAACTGCTTAATAGATAAGAACTAAGATTTAATGGAGGAAAATATTATGAGCGAAATAAATCATGAAGAGAACAAACATGAAGTGACTCGACTTGACGCAATTAGAAAGATAGACATTATGGGGCTTGAAAAGTTTCTTGAGAACATTCAGAAGTATCCAGATCGTTATCCAAAGAATAAATTTGAATGGATTGTATGGTTACAGGAATCAGTTGAAGATAGAGTACATTTTGATAATAAGGTGTTTTAAAATGATTTATACTGTAACAATGATTGACTCGTTTAAGGATGAGCAGAATGCGAAATTTAGCTCGCCGGTATCAAATACCAAAGGTATCTATTGGATGCCAGATGATAGTTGGATTGCTGGGTACTTCACGGATTTGAAAGAAGCTATCCAGTCTGTGATTGATAATGTGGCTGATGTCTTTGAACACTGCTACAACTATGCAGTTATTGAAGGGTACGAAGAAGGATTCTATCCTGTGGCCGAGCTGACGAAGTGGTTTAAGTATGATGCCAAGAGCGACAAGGCATTTGAGATTGAACCGCCGTTGCATAATAATGTGCGTGGATATGCGTTTTAAAGAAGGAGAATAAGACTATGAGTAGTGTACTTATTGATAGGAACGCAGCTAAGAAGGTAGAATCCATCTTCGAGCATCCTGATAAGGTCTATTCGGTGTATTTGAAGGCTGGCGGAGATGTCATTTGGCTGCAAGGTGAAATTGAGCTGTATGAATTTTTGCGCAGCTTATAAAACCAATATTTTAGGAGTGATATTATGAAAACTTTTGATGTTTTAAAAGTTGGACAGACTATTATGGCCGAAGACGGGGACACAATGAAAGTTATTGATTATGATTTTTATGGGACAGGGCAGAATATCATGTGCTTCATGTCGGATCGTTGTGTATATCCATCAACTGAGTTTAATGCAGGCGATTGGGAGATTGAAAGTTGAGAGGAGGTTTTATTTATCACTAATAAGTTGTTAACAAATCGTGAGCAAAGCGTTGCTATTGTGTGTATAATGTGCCTGCTGGCAGGGAATTTAGTAATAAAAGCGTTACCGAATACTGAAGTTGGAGGCACATATACATATTATAATGATCAATCAGTTCATAATGTTACGCAGGCAACAAAAGAAGATGAGAACGATGAACCTACAATTTTTGTAAAGGAAATCGTTGAGACGAAGGTGGTGAACTTTAGCCAGGGTAAACATGAACTCACTGATGATGAGCGTGCTCTTGCAGAGCAGATTGTTGCTTGTGAAGCAGGTGCTGACAGTTTGGAAGGCCAGATGGCCGTTGCTCAATGTCTTTATGATTCCGCTGTACTTGATGGTCTAACCATCCAGCAGGTCTTTAAGAAGTATGGTTATAGTTCCTTATATAATAGGTAGGTTACGGCAGAGAATGAGCTGGCTGTCTCTATGGTGTT